CAACACCAATATTTACTATAAATCCATCAATTATATTTACAGCATCGGTTATCATTCGATACTCACTCAAATATGTTTTTAAATTCTGTTTTACGGCTTGATTTATCTGAGTTAAATTTTTATTCACATCATATCCCAATACATACATATTTATTGCAAATGGGTTATTTACTTCGGATATCGATGTTTTTTTCTGTGAAAGATAATTAATTAATTCCTTTTGTATTTCCGACTTAGATTTATCCTTTAGCTGCTCAACTACATTTACAAATTCCGTTATGTTCTTAGGTGAAGCTAATATTGAAGCTGGTGAGTTGTTATCAATTTCACCATCAGGACTAACATATACTTTAGCAACACTCCCATACCGCTCAGGCATAGATAATGATCTGACTACATAATCTTCACGTGTAACTGCTCTATTTTGTGAACCAAATGTTGCCAATGCATTTTGCCTAATTTCTTCTATGGTTTCAGCACCTCTTCCACCAACAGCAGGTTCGTCGTTATTAACTACAATCGATTCTTTCATTATCGTATATAACTGAGAATTATTTATAGATAATAAATCTTCTTCAAATTCTATTTTACTTATCCTGCTTAAATCGTTTGAATTTACATTTGATTGTACTCCTCCTCCTGTTAAATATTTTACAGTTAATGTAGTATTTGTAGGTACTATTCCAAATGTGTTGGTTTTTAAAAAGTTAGAAGGATCGATTCCTTGGTTAAGTCTGTTAACTGAATTAGCTAATCCCAATCCCACATTTTTTGTATTTGGTAATACTCTATCATCGGATTGATTACTATCCCCACTACCAAATTGTAAATCCAAATTGTTATCGGAATTAACCTTTGTGCAAAACCGATATGGAACTTTTTGAACTTCTATAATGTATGGCACATTTGTTGTTTGGTAGTTCGATTCACCTCCATTGTATTCGGTATTAGGCGATTCTATGAATATACTTTCTTGTGCTAAATATGGAACTTCATACCACTTAATATTATCAGATGATGTTACGGATACTATACTTATAATATCGGTATCACTTAATGTTATAGTTGGATATTCGGTATAAGATGTAAACGAAAACGATTGTTCCCTCTGAGTGGCGGATATCGCATTTACCTTTTTAGTGAGTAGATAAAAGGTAGGTTCGCCTGTAACGGTATTTCTATCATGTACATCCACTTCTCTATCATCTTCCAATGCAAAATCTACCACATCAGTAGTCCTAAATATTATATTAGAATTAGTAGTAGATGTTACTTCCATTCCATCTTTTATTCTCAAACAATACGACTCATCCGGTCTATTAGACAAACCCGTGCCAATTGATGGAACTAGTTGATATACAGTTAGTTTGGTTACTGCTGGCGTTGATATCTTTGGTTTATATCCCATTGCTTGTGCTAACGATACTACATTTTTTCTTTCGCTAGCGTGCGATAGCATTGATTCCTTTAATTGGGTATCTTGATAAAATGCCAATATATCTCCAATTGCTGCAGCTTGTTCAATGAACACCATACCCGGAGATGCCTCATTAAAATCAGTATATGTATTTGGAAAATATGTTTTGGCATATTCTATAATATTTCTTTTTAATGCTGCAAAATCTTTACCTATATAGTTTATATTCCTATTACTCCCAAAATTCTTGTCTGTGGATTTTATCGCCATTATTTTAATTATTTACATCTATTATTACAGAAGTTCCTATATTCCGATTTGCTTTCAATGAAAACTGAATTTCTAATGTTATTTGATTGGCATCGATTGATACTTCATCGTAATCGAATAAAATGGTATCAATATTTAAATACGGTAACCAATCATTAACAGCTGCTAATATGTATGATTCTATTTTTGATTCGATATCACCTTCTATAATGGGATCAAATAGTATTTTCCAAATATCACAACCAAATTCAGGTTGAAATAATCTTTCACCCTTTTTGGTTAAAATTAAATTTTTTAGATTACTCTTTGCTTGGTCAATTGTTGTAAAATTAACAGAAAAAGCACCGTTTGAATCGCTTTTTTCATTAATAGCTATTCCAACTATCTTGTAGTTGTTTTCAGTTATATCGGATTTATTAAATCTACCAAGCTCTATTGCCATTATTTAAATCTCTTTACTAATTCTGAATAATCTCTAGTTAATGCTTTTGTTAAAGCATCTACGTTATCCGTTGGAGGAACTTGATGCGATGGCATATTTTCATTAGAGTAACTTAGTGTTTCCCAATCTCCTTCCATACTTCTCTCTGGTTGAATCGAATCCAAAATACTACTACCACCACCAACCGTTCCACCTTCTGATCTATGTGCTGATGTGAATGGCTGAGTCATATTCAAAATCTTATTTATCATTGGGTCTTTTGAAAATTCTCTTTGAGGTTGGTGTCTTTGTTGTGTAGATACTACCGTTTGCTTTCTAATTGGAGCAGTAGTATTTACCTCCGTCAATTCTCTTAATGATGGTCTATTTGGGCTTTGTTTATTGTTCAAACTAATGGCACCACTTTTAACTAATTTAACAATTTCCTCTTTTAATTGTTGCTTTACTTCGTTCTTTACAACTTCTTTAATTAATCCTAATAATACTTCACTTTTTGCCATACAGTATACTTTTTAATAAATATTGAAATATAAAATTTAATTAATTTGGAATGACACATCCTCTCCAAAGATAATTCTTTGGAACTATAGACGGATATTTAGAAATAGTATCCGTTTCAATACCAATGTGAATTCATCTATATTTTAGTTATAACCAATTATGTGGTAATATTATTATAAGAACTCATATATATATCCTCATTACTTGCAGCATTTTGCAGATTTCTTTTAAACATGCTCAATATTTTATTGATAATAGCATCATCTAAACTGTTATAATAGTTGGATGCATTTTTTAAACTAGTTTCTAAATTGTCTTCTATGTTATTAATTAACCCACTATCTATATTATAGTAATTTAAATATTTACCACCAATATACACTCGTATGTTATCATCTGTAAACGATAACCCTATATGAATTATTCCTATACCCGGTTCTCTTACTGAACTAGGTCTATCAATTTTGTATTCAAAACTATTTTTTTCCAATTTAATTTTAGGAACGGCTACGAATTGTTTTCCGAATTTAACAGAATATACTCCCCAGTGTTTTATTTTAATGGGTTTAATTCGGCTTTGTAGTATACCTGTAACTCTTTTAAAGTCTAATTTACTATTATCATATTTGCTTTGAGTATTTAGTAAATCATCCATAATCCCATCCGCAATGGGTTTTAGTTTTATATTACTCATATGTGTTTTTTAAAATATTATACTAATATTTCTATACTTTAAATAAATATATGGAATATAAAATTTAATTAATTCGGAATGGTATATCCACTCCAAGGAACTATTCCTGGAGCAGGTGGGGCAGGTGGTGGGTATTGTGCTATTACGGAATATATTCCAGAAACAGTTGTTAAGTGTATCTTAGCCGAATTAATAAATGTGTTTAAAAACTGTTCGGAATTATTATTCGGTTGAACTTTGCTTATTGCCCAAGTACCTGGATTCAATACCAACCCAGATGTAGTTACTATATTTCGAATAGAACCAGGAGATGGTATCTTTGGAGCAGGTATTGGAGCCATCTTACCACCTGTCCAATATATTATTAAGGCAGGTCCTATTGTTTCCAATAGCGTTGTTGAATTTGATTTTTGAGTTTGTGTTAAAAAATTTGTAATAAACTGTTCCATTAATGTGCGATTTCCCATAACCATTGGAACGCCATTTATAGTATCCTTTCCCGATTTAACCGCTAAATCATAAGATAGTGTAAACGCTCTAGCAAAATCACTCATAGTTCTATATGAGTGATTTTTCATTTGCGGTAGTAATGTAGATTTAAATGCGTTCCACCCCATTTTTATTTACTTAAAAAGTTCTTAGAAGATAACATAGTTTTTAGTTTACTCTTTATTGAATTAAACGATGCTATATTTGTAGGACCTACGCTCGTTGGACCGGCTGGCGTTAAATATGTCTGCTTATTAATCGCATCAATAAGCTCTCCAATTAATTTTACCAATTCGCCGCCTAATACCATTTTTTGAACATCACTACCTGCATCACCTACTCCTTTGTTTTTTCCCAAATAAATTTTACCATTATCTGAATTAAGGAATATTTCATTAGAACCTTCAGAATGTATTACTACATTTTTTTTATTATGGAACTGTATTTCTTTTTCAGCATCAACTGAAAAGTTACCATCTGTTATTACACCCGTATTACCCTTACCGAATATAATAAATTCTTTAGCTTTTGATGATAATATAATTCTATCTGAATTTATAAATAACTGGTCTCCTTTTAAATCGGCGGATGATGGGTATTGCGTAAATGCTATCTTTTCTTTTGAAACGGTTTCTTTAAATGGAACTTTTATCTTATTGGATGTAATATAAATAGATGTGCCATCTTTGTTAATATCTTCTTCGATTAGTTCTCCAATCTTCTTATCATCTAATTCCGGATTTTGTCTATTACGAATAAATATACCCGGCGATGATGTCTTACCATCTTCCGTTAAATGAAATTCACTAAATCTAATTGTATTCCCAACTCTACCGCTTATAACGGTATCACCCTCTTTTGGATTTAAAAATTTAATCTTCTCATTTATTTTATATCGATTACTCTTTGTAGTGGTTATTGGAGTTCTATTAGTTGTTCCTGTAGCTTTAATTTCCCTATAATCTTTATTCTTAGATTCAGTTGTATTTTTAGATATTTCCTTTTCTTTAGTTATTTCTGAAGTTTTGTAGTTCTCCCTATAATTCGGATAATGCGTATTCGAATAAGGTAACCAATAGTATTCTTTATTAGATACGATTATTAATACAGTTTCTCCAGCTATCGGATATGTCATATTATTTTTATCGAATGGAAAAGCATACCCTTCCAGTAGAATAGAACTCTCTCTCTTAAATTCCAATGCGCCTAAAAACCTTACATCATTTGAATCAAAATTTTTGTTATCATTATATATTTTAATATAATCATTTTCTTTATCCAACGGTTTGTCGGAACTAAGATATACCTTTGTTACAGAAGCTAAGAATATTTCAAAATTATCCATTATGTGTTAATTAGTATACCTATTCCCAATCAATTTCGGAATCAGTATAAGTGCATACAATTTCTTCATCTTCATCTATATCACATATAGTATAAAATTCATCCGTATCCAAATTGTGGTATACATTTGGATAGTTTGAATGATTTACATAATATGATAGATTTATGTTATTAGGTGTTCTTGACAAATAAATCCCACCATCAGCAACGTTTGCTATATTTCTTAAATAGGATTCAGTAGATTTAGGAATACCTTTAAGGTCATCCCAAGATATATACATTGTATCAACAGTTACATCTGAAAATAGTTTCTCACCTTTTTTGATTTTGCAAATGCTAAATACTCCAACACCATCGCATACTCTGGATGGTTTTAATTTTAGTTTGGTATTATGTAGTATATTATATATTATATTATTTTTCTCCATCTTTTATAAAATCAGTTATATAGTTATAATCCGTAGAATAACCACTTGTATTTTCTACTGTATATATATTCATATCTATTTTATATCCAGGATTCTTATCTATTCGATTAAAAGTCCAAGCGGTATCTGTCCAAATAATTCTATTGTTTGGATATATGAAATAGTTACCGTTATCCATTTTAAAAAAATGCCCACATTTATGCTCTGGTGTTTCAGAAAAATTGGTATCAATGACATTTCGGTTTTCATGTGACCAATCAAGTGTGAATATATATGTTCCGGAACGTTTAACGCCGGTTATCGATATTAAATCAGCTCTAAGTCCTGATAATCTTTCTCTTACGTTTACATCGATATATGATGAAAAACAATCCCAATACATATGTTCCGATAATGGTAGTATTTCCGCTTCTTCCTTCCATACAAAGGAGTGAATTGGTCTACGTGTCCAATTCACCCCATTATCTAAAAACGCTTCGAATAAAGGAACTCTCTTTTGTATAGATGCAACGGAATGCACATCTACTGGTGTATATTCATTAAACCCTGATGTATGATTGAATAAAAACTGATTCCTAATTAAACAGGTAATGGTTGGTATGTTTGCATTTAAATAAGCCATTATATTTTAGATTTAAGTTCATCCAACTCACTCTGAATATCTTCCAATTTTTCTTCGTTTTTCTTATCTATTTCATTTACAGTAACTTCCAAATCACTTAATAATTGATTTTTCTCATGCTCACTCAGCCAACCATCCTCTCCAATCCCCTTAGCTTCTGCAGCTGCCAATCTTTGAGCAATAGTTGCTAATTTAATTAAATGGTCATCATTTTTCACAGAAGTATCAATCAAATCACGAATAATTGGCGCAAGAACCGTTGCTTCACCTACATTTTTAATTAATTTTCTAAGCGATTCAATCATTTCGGAAATATTCTTTTTTTTAACCTGTTGGTTATCGTATATATCCTTAAATAAGGATGATAAATTTTTACCATCGAATAATTTAAATTCTGAGCTCATATGTTTTAATACTAAAAATTATTTAATTATATTTTTATATCACCGTATTTATCAAATTCACTATATAACTCCATCTGCCTTTCTTTCATTTTATTTACTACTTTGGTTACATAGTGTGTGGGTAATCCTGTCATTTCTCTAATTAATAGATATAATGATTTTTTATTAAAACTTTCTATATAGTTTGCTCTTCTAAATAACTCCAATACAGCATCTGCTATTTGTATATCTCTTTTTTTCTGAAAAAATGTTTCTAAGTGTTTATCCCAATATGATAACATCCTTTCATTAAATACAATAAAATCATTATTACGAGATTCTTCTCTAAAATTATTTTCAGTATCCCAATTTTCCGGCAAAGATGATATGATATCAGTATCCTTATACCGCTTATAATTTGAATTATTATTTAAAATAAGATAATTTCTAGCAACAATAGTAAAATAAGAAAATGCTTTTCCCTTTCCCTCTTGATACATATGAATTTTCTCAACCATAAATGCAACTACCTCAGCCATTACATCTTGAGGTTCATCATCAAAATAACTAAATTTCCATTTATTATAAACTATTTCAGCTAATTTATCGAATGAATCTTTAATGCTTTCTTTATATAATTTATTTTTTACAGCTTGGTCATCACTTTTATTATACTGAATAATTGCATTTTCAGTATCTTGTGTGAAATACATTCTTGGTATTCTTTTTCTAGGCATTTTATTTTATTTGTTTGAAATGTTCTATAGTTTGCTTTATTTGCATAAATAACGTACCTACATCATCATCTTTCTCAAACATTTGCCTAGAATCAATTCTTCGCAAAGTCTCCAGTAACATTGTATCGTTTTTTTCTTGTTTTTCTATAAACTCGTCTAAATATTCCAATTTAATTAGTAAATTGTATATTGTATATAGTGATACTGATAAAAATATTAATAATAATATTACTATAATTTCCATATTATACTATTTCGTATCCTTTTAAGAATAGATTATTTGCGTTTTTGTATTTAACTTGTATCAATTCCCCTTGTGGAGATTTCATTACAATTTTATCGTTTCTCCCATAGCTCTTCCTACTTCTAACAGTTGTAGTATGGATTCTATCTTTTATTGTAATACCATCTAAATGGTCAATTTCATGCTGAACCAATACTGTCTTTAATGTATCAGCTGATACTCCATTTCCATCTGCTTCAGTATTTATCTCAAACCTCACCTCACCCAAATTATCAGTATTAACTACAACGTAGTTGGAACGAACTGTTTTAACGGGCTTTCTTAATGTATTTACTATCGAATTACATGATTCATAAAATAAAAATCCCTCATTAGAACGCTCTGTAATTACTGGGTTTAATAAGAATAGTTCCTCATCATTAAGTGTGATTAAACAAGCCCTTTTATTTATTCCAATCTGATTAGCGGATATACTAGAAGCGCCTACCGATTTCAAAACGGAAAGTAACGTATTATGTAATATATCAGCATCCGTTTGAGTTATCTCTGTTTTTTCAATAGGCCGTTTTAACCACCGATTAAATTCTGAGTTTACCGATCCGTTTTTGTATTTATCAACGATTAATTTCATATTAATTATTTTTATGATTCCAATAAATTTCCCTAACCTTACGTCCTAAATCTGAATCATTTGGCGTATTATGGATAAGAGCTTCGCTAAGCGAAAATACCGATTTAGCTCTATTTTGAGAACATATTATTGGATTTGGGCAACCTTGCCCAGCTCCTTCAATATATCCAATCCTATTATCAATATGCGTTTCAATGGTATATGGGGTATCCTTTCCGCAAATAACACACACATCCATCTTACTTAAATCGATTTCTTTAGGTGTTTCAACTTCTTGTTTACATTCATCTACAATATCAGGATATTCATGATGTTCCCACCATTCTGACCCATTGTATTCACCTCTACTAAACCATGTGTTATCATTTAGCCATATTTTACCAAACATCTGCTGGTATCCAACGGTTTCTTCATATTCATAATCAAGACTATCCAGAAATGTTTGATAATCCTCATTACTATATCCTACCTTTAATATGGATACGATATCTTTATCATCCGAATCACATATGATATGTGCGCATTTAATAGATTTGCCCTCTACAACATATAAAAATTCTTCTTTTGCATTTATCCCATCAAAAAATATTGGAACATCTAAAAAATCATTATTTTCTTTCATAATATAAAAATTATTTAGTTATTAAATTATATTTATTTCGTATTTTAAGAATAGCAAGTTCTTTTGCTTTACACTCTACCATTACATCAATATCCAAACCATAGGTGTTAGGTAATTCGTTTATATACAATGAATGAGCCTGTGGTTTTTCTTTTGGATTATTTTCATGTAATGCTTTAGATTCTGAGTAATGAACTTCTTGTCTAATTCCATCTGGCCAAGTTGTTGCTGCCAGTTTGAGTGCATCTTCTTCCGATAAATCACCTGTGCAAAATTGGTGGTGATGATAATCGAATACTATTGGAATGCCTGTATGTTTATGGATATACATTAAATCTTTAACCGAATACATAGATGCTTTATCATCATTCTCCAATGTCAATCTACTTCGAACGCTTGGTGATAATCTTTTGAAGTTTGTAATCAATCTATCCATTGCCGATTGTTTATCTCCATACACACCATTACAATGAATATTTATATTATTGTATGGAGTTTTCGATAAACCCATTAGGTCAAATATCTTGCCATGTAATTCCAAATCTGCAATTGTTTTTAATATTACAGATTCATTTGGCGATGGTAATACATTAAATGGACCTGGATGTGAATTTATGCGCATATTCCAAAACTTAGCAAACTCTCCAGCTTTCTTTAATTCCGATTTAATCTCATTATAATCTTTGAGTTGTGTAATATCCAATCCATCTCCCCATGGAACTAATGCCGATGATAATCTAAAAAAATAGATATTATTTTGCCGATTCCATTCCAAAATCTTAATAATATCTTTTGCATTACTAAGAGCAAGTTCGGATACATAATCCAATCCTTTAGATTGAAATGTCCTTTTAATCATTGAACGATTAGTGGTGACCGATTTGCCCATTGTCATATTAATACAAGCGTAACCTATGTTCATATTTTAAAGTTTAATTATTTTCATAAATATACGAAAAAAATATGAGTAAACCAAACAATTTAATAAATTTTTTAAGTATCAGTTTGATTTTTCCATTCTTTGAATATTTTACCAAGTTCTCTACGTGAACCGCCTCTGTTTTGCACCCAAAAATTAACAGCCTTTGGGTTATTTATCCACAACTGTTTATTGCTCCAATCAAAATCAGAATTTAACCATTCTTCGGATTTTATAATATCCGAAGATACATTATCGGTTATATCATCTAATTGTTCGATGGTGGTTGTATCTGTTTCAAACTCACCTGAATCGATTATCCCATCTATTAATGATAATGAGTCAGTATCATCAGCGGTTTCGGAATCCAAATCGGTAGGTAAATCTTCATCGGGTATAGTATCTATAGTAGGCGATACGGTATCTCCGTATATTTCATAGATGTTAGAATCCCCTTTTTTTGAAACCGGTTTAATCCGCTTATCACCTTTTTCCGAATCCTTTTTTGTTTTTGGTTTTCTACGTCTAATCGGTTTGGGAGTTGGAATTGGGGTATCATTGGTTATAACCGTATGTTCTGAATTTATACCGTTGAATGCTATGATTAGCGCAACCGCTAATGGGTCGAAAACTATCACAATCAGTATTATAAAATATTTTACAACATCATTAAGATCGATACCGAAAACATCAGCTACAAAACGAAATCCTCCTACTTCCCTTTCGGTTTCAATATTAGTATTTTTTATTTCGTTTATTTTTTGTAAATTTTTATTATTTTCTTCAGATAATAAATTAATTTTTTCAGAAATAGCGATTATTTCCTTATCTGAATTCTTAACCATCTGTGTTAAACGATTTGTAGATTCACTTCGTTCAACCAATTTACTAATATTCTGTTCTTGAGAATTTCTGATTGTTTGCTGATTTGAAAGTTGTATATTATACCTTTCTATCTCACTATCATTCTGTTTAATCTTTGTATCGAATAATGCGATTTCTCTATCAATTTCTATTAGTTTCAAATTTTGTTGTTGAAACGCATTAGATAGATATCCGAATATTCCAACGGATGTTATTAACATTAATACAAATACGGATGTGGCTAAATACCACTTATTGAATCCTTTGATTGAATTCCACTGCTGTTTAAGATATGTTGCCGCTACTACTTTAGCAAGTTCTAATGAAGATGCCATTATCATTACTGGGGTAGATGCGCCAGCGAATAACACACCCAATCCTGTAACTGAAAAGTAAGCTGCGCAACCTGCTACAATAATAGCAGATAATCCTACTAATACCTTTAACCAATTCATTATCTTTCTATGCTTATTAATTCTGAAATTCTATCTGTAATAGATTTACACTCATTAAGTACAGTATCCAATTGATTTGCATCTAACCGCATTTTTCCATTCGCAACATTTTGAATTATATTTATCTTAGCTTCCAATGTTTGGATAAGTGATTGAATTTTTTCTTTGTAAACCATAAAATAATCAGTTAAGTGAATAAAAAAAGGGATGAAACGTTATTGTCTCATCCCTTTAAATATATGAATAAAAATTAAATTATCCAAACTTTATTTGAATATTTTTTGGTTTTCTTTCATCTTTTTTATCAATCGTTACAATTAGTAACCCGTTTATGTATTCAGCTTCAGTTTTAGCTCCATCCCAATCCTTTCCTACTGAAAACGATAAATTAATATCCTCTATTAATGGGTAACTATCTTCGGGCTTCTTTACTTTAACTGTGATTTTATCATCAGTAGCTTCTAATTTAATATCATTAACATCATGCCCTAATACGTTTATGCATAGCTGCCGTTTGCCATCCTCTAATTGATTCATTACATACTTTCCCATCGATGGTTCGTATCCTGATGTATTTACGGTTGGCATATCAAATACATCGAGTAAAGTTTTTAAATTTGTAGTGTACATAAAAAAATTGTTATTTAGTTTGTTTAAAAATATATGATACATAATATCAATTATTATACCATTTGGTAAAGCCTGAAAATTTGTCAGATTTTAGTGACAAATTGTCGACAATATGTCTACAATTTACTATATTAAATCTGAATTAATATTAATTATAATCCTGATTTATATTGTACGTATTCCTGTCTGCAACTCATATGGTCTGCCCAATGTATAATATAAGGCAGTTCAGTCTTTAGTGAAAAATCTTCTGAATAAGACATTAGATATTTTTTATTTGGTTCATTGTATAATCCATCTGCTAACATAATACCTAACATTTCTTTCTGAGTATATTGGATACCATATTGATTTAATAACCAAAGTGCTCTGTGAGTTACATCAAAATATTGTAATGCTGGATTGTGAGTGAAGAACTCTTTCTTTTTATCCTGTGACCATTTATCATTCTGAGGTAAATAGTATGGATTAGATACATCTCCTAATTTGCCTAAATCATGATGAAATGCAGCAAAGAATAATTCTTCATCTGTGAAATCAGATTTAACTCCCCCTTCTTCAAATGTCTTTTTTAGTTTAAAAGCATTTCTAGCAACATTCATAACATGATCAATATAACCTCCCACATATGCTGAATGAAAGTTTAATTTACCACTAGCAGGTGCAACTACTAATTGGTTTCCTAATTCTTCTGGTGAATACATTAGTAATAATTTATCTAATCTATCTCCTGAAAATACTTTTTTAAGAGCCGCAATAAAGCCATTATATGCTGTCAGCAACTCTTCATTTGTCTTTTGTTTCATTTTTGGTATTTGTAATTGTAATTTATTTAATTATTTTTTAGTAAAGTTATTTATAATAGTATTATTATACTGTACTAAGTGTTTAAGTAACTATACTAATTAAATATAATTCAAATATACAACAAAAATTCCACTTTTCCAAATTAAATCAAATCTTTTTTTGTTAAAATTTTATAAATTATTTCAACTTCTTCTTCTGTAGTTATTTCAGGCATATCTTCATCAAATAAGCGCATAGTATAGAGTATGACTCCCTCTTTAGATTTAAACTCATCAGATTCAGATGACCATAAGGCTGGAATAGTTTCTAATCTATTTTCTATATCATCCTTTGTTATTGGAATTAGTGGTATAATGTAATAATGAAATGAACCACTTACACCAACATCACCAGCATCATCTACATCAAGTCTAATAGTATTATTCCATTTAGAAAAACTAACATCAGTTATAGGGGTTTCCGGTATTATTATCATATGTGTATTATTTTAAAATATGTTTATATAATTCATCTACATCATTCCATTTAGATAGGGGACATCCTCCATATCTATCCGTAAATATCTTTTTACCAATCGGACAACCACATTCACCGCATTTATATCCAAACACTGCAGATTCAACCATAGATGGACATTCTTTACATATACGCAATCTAAGTTTAGCCAAGTCGGATTGTTCCTTTGTGGGGTTTGCGGCTCTCCACCAACTACCGGCAATTTCTTTTAGTTTCGATATCATAATTCTTTTTTAATGGAATTCAAACGACTACATTCCTCATATAATTCCAATTCAGTTAAACGCTTCATCAGCCAATCGCTCATCTTTACGAAATCGGTTCGTTTAAGGGATATGTAAGCAGGTAGAGATTTGTATTTCATGATAACCACTTCCTTACATCGTTTATTGGATTTCCAATTATCTAATACATCTATTAGCTGAGATAGATATTTAGGTTTTATCGGCATATCGATTAGTTTATCAGACCAATCCCATTTAACCCAACTATTTTCTAATTTGTTTAATGCTGTTATATTCATATCTCATTAAGTTACTAATAATAAATAGATTTTACAAATAAATTTATCAAAAATTTACAAAATAATTAAGAATCCAAATATAAGACGGGGGCTGGGGGAAATACAACTATTCCGTGTCGGTAAATTTTTAAACAGATATCAATTTTGATAGTGCTCCTGCTCTGTGCATGTTCATGCTTCGCCTGCCCACTACTACTATTCACCTACCTACTCCAATCCGGGCTCTACCGATTCGCTACAATGAACGCATTCCCAACGTAATCCTAATGGTATCGCATAATGCGATATACACACCAGGCCACTTATATTACAATACGATTGGAATTGGTGGTGTTTTCATTCGCACTTACGGGAGCAGACTGAGCCCCACCCGTCTGCCTGGCATCGGAATCCAATACTCGTTTCCATAGTGGTGAATCAACTCCGATAATTACCGTATCCTTACTAACGACTTGTATTCCGATATCATCATCGCCGGATACGGAAAGCCCAGTCCATTGGGTTGCAGCCTGCGATTGGATTTTACCAAAATAAAACAAATCCTTAATCCTGTTAAAATCACGATTCAGGGCAGAAACCCTATCACCCACACTACGAAGCCCTTCCTCTAAACGGGTTCGATTTATACTCAAATCGGATGAATCCACAACCGGGAATAGATTAGTTATACTGTAATCGGCATCCAGATTTAAATCGTATGTGGTGTAAGTATCTAAGGGTTTGGGTGCGGTTGGGGATAGTGTCCAAGCCAGCTGTTTGATAACGCCAGTGAGGTTATCCCCCGATATACCCCATTCCACTTCCTTAACGCCTGAGTTAAGTATTTTATCCTTCTGTTGAGATATTACCTTCAATACTGAATCCGTATCAATTCGTATAATGGGAACGGTTCTACCCATCTTTACACCGAGGACTTCGGAATGGGTTTTCCATGTATAGTGGGGATTGGATTCCAATGATTCCGCAAGTGCGTTGAATAGTGAAGGCGATGCCAAGTATCTTCGATATCCATCTAAGTAGATAATCACTCCCCTGATATCTGGCGGTAATACCGGTT